TACAGTTGGCGCAGCTAGTTGTATTTCTACATCAGCAACAGCGTCTAGTTGACCATCTGCACTTGAATAAATGTAAATACCAGTATCTCTAAACTGAACCCTATTAGTGGTAGAGAATAAAGTACTCTCTCCAAACTCATCTATATAAGCAGAACCATCAATATAAATATTCTTATATTGTAAACTATTCGTACCAATATCTAATGTATTAGTAGTCTTGGGTTTAATTTCAGTAGTTGTTGCAACAAAGTCTTGAGACGGACCTAGCACAGTTACAGGAGCACCTTCAGCAGAAGTCCCGTCGTGAGCATGGCCTGTACTAGAATTAAAAGCAGCTTCTACAGCATCAAATTCACCGTCGAGGTCAGAGGCATTGATAATATTACCATCAGCAATATTGTTGCTAGTGTCGTTGCGTGTGTACCCTGTTCCCATAATAATTACCTTCTAGAGTTGTTTGTATATTCTAAAGTTAGTGCATCAAGAGAAAATGGCGGGTCAGTACTATCAGATTCAAATTGAAAAGATACAGTATAACCCGAGCCTATGACTTGTGTTTCAAACACATATTGTAAACTACCTCCATAAGAAGCAGTACTACTACCAAATGCAGACACGCCGTAGTATGCAGCTGTAGTACCTATGTTAGATAAGGATACTGAATTAGGTTGAATTGTGTTTTTTCCATCAAAATCTAACTTAGGAGTTACAGTAAACGAAACACTACCTTGTGGATCAGTGTACAAGAATAGTTTGTAAATAGTCTTTCTTAATCGTGGATCTGAAATAGGTAAATGTGGAGTAGAAAAAGTAGTTTTAATATTAGAACCATCAAAGCTATTACCACTTTCCATCTGATAAAGATACCCATCATTATCAGCAAAAATGATAACTTCTACATTATTATTATACTTACTGTCTGCTACTTGTGCTCTAAACCCCCTTAACTCTGCTGAAGCAAAACCACCACCTGCTTCATCTGCTAACTGAGTTAGAATAATACCTTTAGCATTTTGTTTTGTATAACTTCCAGAGTAACCAAATAATCTATATTGAGACTTTCCTCTAACTACAACACTACAAAATTGCGTACTAGAAGCTATAAAATTAGAAAACTCAGACTGAATAGATTTAGAGATATTTAAAAAATTAAAGTCGTTTACCCTATCTGTTGCTCCTAATAATCTCAAACCGTCTGGAGATAAAAAAGTTATATCAGTTCCTACTTCTTGAATAGAGTCTGTTTCAATACAACCTATATCTCTTGTAACGGGTTGTATATTAAAGTCAGCAATAGAAATACCAGATAATGAAAATATTTTAGTCTCTGTAAAAATAAATAACTGCTCTCTAAAGGTTGCTAGACCCGTAATATTATCTGAAACATCAATAACACCACCACCTGAAGCAGGACTAAAATCAGTATCGGTATAAGGAGCTGTAAAAGTTAATAGCCTATCTTTAGCAAAGAATAAAGTGTTTTTATGAACTTTAACAATACTAGCACCAATAACATCTGCAGGTGCATCATTAAGCACTGTAAATGTCGTGCCGTCATAAATAGCCGGTGCATTGACGCCGTCTACAATGACATATTTTTTAGTGCCTGAAAAGTCATACTCATCAAAACGTGTTCGCGATGCATACTCACGACTTGTAGATAAAAATGTAATTGCAGCGTTATCTGCTGGACTGCTGGCTAAAGCAGGGTTAATAGATAAAGTAGCACCACCTGCAGTTACAGTTGAATCTGCTGTAACTGTATAGATTAAATCTACACCAGCAATCTTAAAGGTGTCATTTGCTTGAGGAGCTGTAGTTAATCCATCAACGACTAAACTTGTTCCGCTTTGACTTCCACCATTAACTAGTACCGTTCCGTAAAAAGGTACATTAATTTTAACATAACCATTGCCCGATGTCTTATATACAGAGGCGTTTTTAGAAACTAATGAAAAGTCACCGCACACATACACACCTAGTGTGTCGTATAAAGAAGAGTAGGATACAAAAGTTAACCCTGCCCCATTTGAAGGGCTAGAATCTAGTGCTTCCTCTAAAGTAAGCGTAGCTCTTTTATAAATAGAATCATAACTAACGCCGCCACTGGCTATAGTATAGGTACCTGTTACACCTGCTATGGTAAAAGTATCGCCTGCTTCTGGTGTTGTGTAAATGTTAGCAATAATTAAAGTTGTACCTGACTGACCTGCTCCATGTACAACAGGATTACCATACGCCGGAATAAGACTATTGTCATATTTAGTATAGCCTAAAATCCTACGATAACCACCCTCGATAGAAGGTTCAAAGTTACGTAGTATCCTAGCACTGCCGGGTGCGTTTATACCCTGTTGTAAAGGGCTTAAATTTGTAATTAAGCCGCCCTTAAATTCAATAGGGTATGTTTGCCAACTATCTTCTGCCATCTATAGTGAATCCAATGATGAGCCTACGTTGGTAGATGCAGATCCTAATCTGCCCGATACACTTTGATTTCTAGCAATCATATATGATCTTAGGTAATACGTTCTATTAATTAACATACTACGCATCTGTTTAATACTACCATCAAATTTTTGTTGTGATACGCTTGCATCCTGAGTATTACCTCTAAATAAATAAGCGTAATACATTGCACCATCTACAATAACATGTTTAAAGCGTTCTGGAATATCTGGTACGTCTGTCTCATTAACTAAATCTACTGGTATTCTATAGTACTCATAGACAACTGTGTAAGCCTGATCTGGAGCTGGAACCATACCATATTCTAAAGAAGGGGCATGAAAAACAAACCTAGGAAGCTGCCTTCCATTTGCATCCGCTTTATATTCTTGCTCTACAAACTTCTGTAAGTACTCATCGTAATCTAAAAGACCTAAACGAACAGTATTATTACCTAGGGTGCTATCTTCTTTAATTCTAAAACTATCAAAGTCAATTACTTTAGCATTGTTTGGAAAAGGGTATCTTGTCGTACCTGCCACAAGAGTATCTTCTTGTGTAACATGATTGAAAGGCCATTCATACTGCGATTGATTAATGTGCCGTAAAGAAGCATTAATAGCATCTTTTGCATGGGCATAAAAACCCGTAGCCGTAGAAAAATTATTTGAAGTCAATTCTACTTCATTTAGTCTTCTATTTACTTCGTTTACTAATCCAATATAATTATATGCCATTATTTTTCTCTTATAACAAGTTTAATAGAACGCTCAGCTGTACTGCCTGTGCTGTCGGTCATATGACAAAAGAATGTATATTCTCTATTTGTTTCACCGCCGCCCAAATTAATTGTAGCAACAGTTGCTGTATTTGTTTGACTTACGTTTTGAATACTATCTGTTACAGTAGAAAAAGCTGTTGCACATAGCTGTTGAAATTGTCATTATAAAGATATTTTAAATAAAAAAAAGGGAAAGGCGATGTTTTCACACAACCTTTCCCTCTCTCTTGCATTACGCTAAAGCGTCACGCGCTACTTCATCAGCACCTAGTGTACCAAGATCGCTTGCATCTACTAGAACCGCCCATACACGAATGACACCAGCAGTCGAAACTGTGGTAGCAGCCTGTACTAGAACGTCAATAGTATCTGCAGCAGAACCGATAACTACTGGCTGAAAGGCAGCAGCATTTTGGGCGTAGTCACCAGCAGACGCTGAGTCAAAGGCAAAACCATCGACAAAAACATCTGCATCTACGCCGGTTACACCAACATCAAGAACAGTACCAGTACCACCGCTAGGAGCAGTGGTAACTTCAACGCCTGCATTTAAAATGACAGAACCTGCTGGTACATTGATTGCTTCAATGACATCGGCAGCAGCTAGTGCTGAGCCCTTAGCAGTGGCAGCAGCAGCAAAGTCAATGCTTGCTTGCACGACATAAGGTTGACGACCGCGCGCACCAGAGCCACGAACGGCAGGATCAAGAGTAGAAACTGTAGCCATATCTTAATCCTCCTTATACCAAGTTAAAGCGAGCAGTTACAAGAGCTTCGGGACGAAGAATCTTGCGACCATATAGATGCATACCGCGAACAACGTCAGCAAAGCTGTCTGGGTCACGATAAGTTTCAGTCTTGTTGATCTGCTCAGCAGTAGCAACAGCTGAAGAGTGACCACCAACAACAATACCATAGTTGCTTGCATTGGTGCCACCAACGGTGTCAGAACCAGTACCAATTGAAGGTAGGTTGTTTGAAACATAGACCTTAAAACCATGTAGGTTGTTTAGGACTAGACCGTTCTGTAGACCAGAACCACCGAAGTCAGAATTAAATAGACGTGAATCTTCGTCTTGTAGAATTTCCTTAAATACAGGATCAATTACAAGCCAACGACCGTTGGTGTCTACATTCTGTTGGTTTAGCTTACGAGCCATACGAGCAATAACTTGTAGGGCATAAGCATTACCGCTACCAACTACAGCACTGTCATTACCAGCGCGTGGCTTAATACCAATTGAGTAGTTAGCAGTACCGCCAAAGTCACTGGCATCTAGTTTCATGCTGGTTAGAAGTTCATCAGAACCAGCAGTAGAAACAGCCTTTGTACCGTTGACAGTAGTGTTTGCAGTGTTAGCTACACCATGAATAGCTGACTGCTTATAACCGCATAGATAGCCTAGAACGTCTTGGTCATATTGATCTGCAAGACGATAAGCGGCACGATCTGCAGCTAGTGACTGGAAGTTCACATGAGAATGAGCTTCTTCAATGTCATCAACCTTGAAAGCAAAGTAGTTAGCTTTATCAACCGTTAGGCTGAAATCTTCGTCATCAAGGTCTTGTGGGGTGATAACAGTACCGCGAGCATAAGCTTTCACTGAAATCTCTGGCTCTTTAATAATGCGGACGGTATCGCCCATGTTTGCGATTTCACCAAAATAATCTGAGTTGGTGATATCTTCGCAGACAGATGCTTTGCGGAAGGCAAGCTGCACCTGTTTGGAATAAATTACAGGGGAGAAATTACCGTTAGGTAGATTGCCATACCCTGCTGCTGATGTAAAAGCCATTGTGCTTCTCCTTATAACAGCATTCAGATGCAATCTTACAATAACCGCTAGAGGCTAATTACTAATGGGTGCAATTTAATGTTTAATTGGCCAACTAAACACCTATTGGGCCATACAAATTAGGTAAGTCTAAAGTATAATTGTAGTTGCTAAGTTTGGTTTAGTATCACATAAGTAGGTTGACCTAGCGGTGGCTACTTAAATTGATTTAAGTTATATGTGATATTTTTTAAAAGTCAAGCACTTTTAACGTGCTGAACCAGAAATATCATATATAAAGTTTCCAGTACGAATAGCGTCCATAATAGTTTCTACGTTTTTTTCGTACTCTTTAGTAGACATCTTTTGAACATCAGACTCTCTTACTTTACCATTAGAGATATTAGTTTGAGGTCTGCCTCTTCCCTTAGAGCCTACTGCCTCAGCAGCATTGCCTTTGCTTTTCTGCTGTGATTTAATATTTCTATCTGCTTTATATAAATCAATAGCTCTAGCTGCTGCTTTAGCATCGTTGTCGTTTTCATATAAAGCTTGTTGAATCCACTTAGGTTGTTCTTCAGCCCACTCATGGAAATCGTCTGAACTTCTAATAGTGTCAAAGTCAGGGTGTAATTGTAGAAGCAGTGCTTCAGCTTTTTGTCGCTCTGCGTCTACTCTCATCGAGTCAATAGCAGACATACGTTCTTCTAAATCAGCTGCTTGTTCTTTCGCCTTTTTAATTGCAATTGTTTCTACGATAGCTGCAACATCTGGATACGTTTTCATCCATTGTTCTAATTCTTTTTCAGACTTAGGTAACTTAAACTCTTGTTTAGCTGTTTCCTTGATTTGACTTTTTAGCTCAGAAATCTGTTTCTGGTAGTCTTCTTGCATCTTCTGTGAGTGCCTACGAAGATCGCCATATCTTTTCTTAAAAGTTTTTTCTTCTGCGTTTGCAGGTGCTTCGTCATCATCTTCATCATCAACAGACTGTTGGTTTCTTTGTGCTTCTAATAATTCTTCTAGTTCTTCTTCGTCTCGTTTAATACGTTCTGCATTTGAATAAGGTTGTGAAATAAAGCCTTTCTTTTCAACGGGCTTAACGTCATCTAATTCGGGCATAATAATGCTTTCATTCTGGGGCCACCGTAGCCTGTATAACAGGGGGATGAGTAGCCAGCAAATCTAGCAGATTTAACGTGCTGCTAGTCCACGTTTTTTATGAGTTTTAGTTTTTACCTTTCGTTTGCTGGGTGGAATATTTGGACGCTTAACAAAGCCTCCAGTGTAAAATTCGCCACCGGGGTCTCCATCAGCATCATCTCCGCTATCTCCATTATCTCCGCTATCTCCGTTATCGGCCATACCTTCTGAGCCGTCAACTCCGTCTGGTCCTACTGATCCACCAGAACCCTCATCATCCATACCTTCTGAGGCGTCAACTGCTGCTTCTACTCCATCCGGTAGAGTATCTGTTTCACCAAAGCCTAAGCTCTCAAGACCCTCTGTAATTCCCTGACCTATAGCACCTAAAACATCTCCAAATGCACCTAAAGAACCCGGCACTCCCTGAACATCTGACATATCATAGCCACCTCCACCACTGCCGTCTTCCATATCAAGATAGTCTTGAAGAGAAGTATCTTTTTCAGTGGTAGTAGTATCTGTAATAGGTGCTTCTGGAATAAGTCTTTTTAATTCTGCATAGTTTCTAATCTCTGCTGGTGAATTAATAGGAATCCAATCGTCTTGAACCTGATCTTCTTGTGTATTAAAACCTGCAATGTCATATATAACATGAATCTGACTGTTTGGGTCCATATAATATTTTGGACTTGTTCCAAAAGGAGAAGTAGTAGAGCTAAACTGTGCGAGACCTGAAATCTCTGGTACTTTAGGCTCTCTTCCATAACGAGGATCTACATAAGCACCTACAGCAGCCTTTACAGGTTTTTCT